AGTCCAACCAAGTCCGACGCTTCTGTTTCTACCTAGCCTCGGAGTTGGGCTGCACGGTACGCGAACTGCTGGTGCGAATAACCAGCGCGGAGCTGGCCGAGTGGATGGCGTACTACTTGCTGCAAGATGCTGAGCCACGGCAGAAGAAGGCCCGCTCGCAGATCGAGCAGATGAAGGGAGCAGGCGACTTAAGTGGCGAACGCAGCTGACATCATTGTGAACCTGGTCGCCAAGACCGGCAGCTTCCAGCGCGGTATGGAAAAGAGCGGGAAGAAGCTCACCAATTTCCAGCGTAAAGCCCTGGCACTAGCAAAGAACGTCGCCAAACTAGCGATCAGATTCGCTAAGCTGGGCCTCGCGATTGCGGTGGTGGGCTTCGCGAAACTGGTCTCCAGTGCAATCAACGCGAACGATGAAGTCGGAAAGATGGCGACCACGCTTGGCATTGCGACCGAGCGGTTGAAGGGCCTGCAGCTGGCTGCGGAACTTGCCGGCGTGGAGCAGACCGCGTTCAACAAGGGCATCGTTAAACTGGGGAAGGCCGTCGTCGACGCGGCGAACGGACTGACCACCTATACCCGGATATTCGACCGGCTCAACCTGACGACGCAGGAACTGCTTGAACTATCGCCCGACGAGCAACTGCTAAAGATCGGCGAAGCACTGGCAGGGATCGAGAGCTCAACCGAACGCGCGGCAATAGCCTACGACCTGTTCGGCGGTCGCAACGTGAAGTTAGTGAACCTGCTCGCCAACAGTTCAGACCAGATCGAGGACACCATCCAGAAGGCGCAGGACCTCGGCGCCGCGCTGGTCGGCTTCGACGTCGCCAAGTTCGAGGCGGCACAGGATGAGCTGACCCTGGTCAAGACTTCGTTCGAGGGAATCCGCAATGCCATTGTGATCGACGTACTGCCCGCGATCACCTTAATCTCAGAGTTCATACAGGGCGCGGCGATAAACATCAACGAAGCGGAGGACGACACCGACAGTTGGGTGGTCAGCTTCGTGAAAACCATCGGCGTGATCCGCGGCATCATCGAGGCGCTGACCAACGTACTGCGCGCGCTCAACATCATTGGGTCGGCAATAATCAGTTTCTTACTGGAGCCGCTGGCCAAGGTCGAGGAGGGTTGGCGCCTGATTGCCGAGCTTGCCGGCTTCGACGTCGACACCGAGAGCAGCGTCGGCAAACTGATCAAGGGACTGGACAGGACCCGCGAGATTCAGATCGACCTGCTTGCCGACTCGAAGGGATACCAAGGCACGATCGAGGCAACCGTCACCGCCTGGGAGGAAGCCAAGAAGAGAGCTGAGGCCGCGGCGAAGGTGATCCAGGACCAGCGCGCCGCCCTGCGGGGAACCAGTGACGAGCTGGCGAAGATCATCAAGCAGCGCGAGGTGGAAGCCGCGCTCGCACTGAAAGTGCTCGCCGAGGCCACGGCTCGCCAGACAGAGCTCAACCAGATCGTGAAGGCTGGCCTGACCAAGTCACAACAGATTGCCGCAAAGATTGCCACGCTCAACGCGAACCTGATCAGCGGCGAGTTCATCAAGACCGAGAAGGAACGCAACACCATCCTGGAGGCGCGCGCTCGACTGATCGCTGACCTGATTGCCGCGCAGAGAACCGAGGCCGGTCTGGCAACCGCAGCAGATCAAGCCCGGACCCTCGCCAGCGTACTCGGCAAGGTTCGCAAGGAGAGCGTGCGGGTCGCCAACGAGATCGCCGTCGTCAATGAAGCATTGCTCAAGGGAGAGGGCGACCGGAACCTGCTCCTGGAAGCGCGCAAGATCCTGATCGTGGAACTGATCGAGGCACAGGAAGAAGAAGCGGCTACCGTCGGCAAGCTGACCGAAGTGGGACTCCAGGCGCTGCGCAACATGCAGGACATCATGGCGGACTTCTTTGCCAACACCGAGGGCGGCTTCCGCGGACTGCTATCCGGTTTCACCGACATGCTGCGGAAGATGGTTTCTCAACTTCTGGCGCGTCGCGTCCTGCTTTCGTTCCTGGGATTGTTTGCCGGGGGAAGCGGCGCCACGGCATCCTTCGCGCAGGCGGCGATCAAGGGTATAACCGAACGGCAGGGCGGCGGACCACTCGCCGCTGGGCAGGCCTCGATCGTCGGGGAAGCTGGCCCGGAGCTGTTCATACCTAAGACCGCAGGCACCATCGTGCCGAACGGCGGCGGCGCTCAGGTGACCATCATCCAGAGCAATAGCTTTTCGGGCTCGGGTGGGCTGGAACCGGCGACCCTGATACCAATACTGGAAGAGAACAACCGCAAGCTGAAGTCGGAGTTTGTGGATGAGCTCAGACGGGGGACCTTCGGATGACCATATTCGACATGAACATCGTGCCGAACTCGGTGACCATAAGATCGCAGGACAATACGGCGGTGTTCAACTCACCACTGATCGCCAGCGCTCAGACCCTGGATCGCGGCGGGCAGAAGTGGTCCATGCAGCTGTCGTTCACGAACCTGCAAACAGACGACCGCGCCGAACTCCTGGGGATCATCCTGGCATTGCGCGGCAGGGCGAACCGGTTGCGCATCAACGTACACGACAACCCGAAGCGCGGCCTGTACGGAGGGACGCCACTGGTGGACGGCGCCTCACAGACCGGCTCGACTCTGAACGTGAAGGGATGCAGCAACAACATCACGGGCTGGATCAAGCGCGGCGATTACTTCTCAGTGATCGTCAACGCCGAACACGAGCTCAAGATGTGCACCGAGGATGCGAACAGCAACGGCAGCGGACTGATCACTGGCCTGAAGTTTGAGCCCAGGCTTCGGGCTGCGCCAGCAGACAGCGCGGTGATCACCGTGGACGACGGCGTGATCGGATTCCCGCGCGGCATCTATGTGCTCGCCACTTCCGGACAGGGCTGGACCTCTAAACCCGGCAAGGCTTCGCAACTCTCTGACGTTAGCCTCGGCGTGATCGAGGACGTGTTCGCCACGCAGTAATGACCAGCAAGCGCGACATCACCGCGGACAACCAGACCGCAACCCTCAGTCGGGTCGTGCGCCCGATCCTGTTCTGTCGCATGGCCTTCTCGTCTGGGGTTCAGCGGCTGCACACGGAGATCGGCCCGCGTACTGCGGTGCATCCTATATTCGGCAGCGAGAGCTATATCGGGATCGGCGACTTCGGGGGGATGACCTCGGACATCAAGGAAAGCATCTCGGTCGCACCCGAGCAGCTCAGCATCGCGATCACTGGCGTGGATTCAACCTTTATCGACATCGCACTGGACGATGACTACTACCGGCGCGACATCGAGCTGATGTTCGGATTCGATGACCCGGACGGCGTCCTGGAGGATGACCCGGTGATCGTGTACTCAGGGTTTATGGATAAGGCTGGCATCAGCCTCGGGCAGGGCAAGGCCGAGATCACCCTGTCGTGCGAGACCCGCGCAACCAACCTGCAATCAGCCAGCGACCAGCGCTTTAGCGATGAGGACTTGCAGGCCGCGGTCAGCGGTGACCTGGCAGGGGAGTACATATTCCGCATGGCCGATCTGGTGTTGAACTGGGGCGGCGATACCATCCAGCAGAGCAGCGGCAGCGGCGGCGGTGGTGGCACCCGCGGAGCGTTCTATTGAACATCCACGCCCTGTCGAAGTACCTCGCCGAAGCTGCGCAGAAACCTGCTCGGCTCGGCCATCACGACTGCGTGTCATTCGTGTTCGAGGGTATCCGTGAGGGTTGGGACATCGACCTGCTGGACAAGCTGAAGTACAAGGGTCGCCGCGGAGCCGTGGATCGCCTGAGAGCGGCTGGCGGACTCTACGACGCGATCTGCGAGCACATGGGTCAGGACATCCCGATGTGCGACTTAAAGCCGGGAGACGTCGCCTGGTTGCCGCCCAGTAACATTGGGCTGGTGATGGAGGACTACATCGCGGTGAAGTGGCGGCGCACCATCCTGCGGGTACCACTGGACACGGCTGTGTCTGGGTGGAGGACTAACTGATGGGGCCAGTGATCGGATTCATCACCGCGGTGTTCTTTGGGGCCGCCGCCGGCGCGAGTGCGGTCTATGTGCTGGCCGTCAACCTGGCACGGATCGCGCTGCTGTCGCTAGCCTCGAAACTGACCGCGCCAAAGATCGACCTCACCGAAGCGGCGCGGAACAAGTTGCTGACCATACGCGCGACCGTTCAGCCCCAGGGATACACCTACGGGCAGGACATGCTGAGCGGCCCGCTGATCTGGGCGAACACCGGAGGCGATGGCAACAACGAACTGCACCGGATCGTCGCCATGCACGGCAGGGAGATCGAAGAGTTCCTGGCCTATCGGATTGACGACGACGACGTCGTGGTGGGCGTAGACATTGCAGGGGAGACCGGCGTCGTGACCGGAGGTCGGTTCGAGGATGTGCTGACCATCGACGTCCGGCACGGAACCTCGGCGCAGACGGCTATCTCTGCAATGACTTCCGCGTTCGGTTCGCTCTGGACTTCAGCGCATCGCGCTCGCGGCTGGTCGCTGCTCTACACCAAGATGGATCTGGTGGACCCGAACACGGCGTACGAGAACGGCATCCCGCAAAACATGCGCGCACTGGTCAAGGGACACAAGGTCTACGACCCGCGCCTGGACAGTACGCAACCCGGAGGTGCGAGCCCAGGACCGCATCGCGTCGATGACGACACCACCTGGGAGTGGTCCGACAACCCGGCGCTCTGCCTCGCGGACTTCTGGATCTGGGACAACATCGGCATGGGGGAGGAGACCGACCGCGTCGACTACGGACTGGTGTTCACGGCGGCGAACATCTGCGACGAGTTGGTCGCGATCCCGCCGTGCGCCTCACCGCAGATCAGCATGCAGAAGCGCTACACCTGCAACCTGACGTTCTTTGCCACGACGAATCGCGGCGAGATCGTCGAGATGCTGGAGACAGCAATGCTCGGGCGCAGCGTATTCAGCCAAGGTCAGTGGCGCATGTGGGCGGGCGCCGTACAGACACCGGACGTCGTACTGACCGAGGCAAACCTTGCCGGCTCCATCCAGATGCAGGCCAGCAGCGGATCGGCAGAACGCTACAACCGCGTGCGCGGCAAGTTCATCGACCCGACCAGGAACTACTCCGCGAACGCGTACCCGGAGATCCGCAACGCAGGGTTCGAGGCCATCGACACCGAGGTGCGCTATCAGGTACTGGACATCAACACCTGCAACAACTCGTTCGAGGCCCAACGGGACGCGATCATCAAGCTGCGCCAGTCCAGGAACCAGCGGATCATTGTCTGGGCAGGGAACTGGTCGTGCTTCAGGATCCAGGCTGGAACTATCGTCCAGCTAAGCGTCTCGGAGCTCGGCCTGGATACCTCGCCACTAACCAAGTGGTTCGTCACAGAGTGGTCGCTGCAGAAGGACGGCTCGGGCGTGTCGCTCACGATGGTGGAGGAAAACGACAGCGTCTGGGATGAGGTGGACTGTGCCGACTACGTCATACGCTCGGCGACAGGGGAGCTGATATTCCAGAACCAGGGCGGCGATGTGAACCTGTTCGACGCCGACATCCACAACGAGACGCTGGACCCGGAGCCGTGCTTCTCGGGCGTGGAGCTCAGCGCGGACGGGCTGGTTCGCTACGACAGGCCGCCGCCAGGGGGCGGATCGTCGCCGCCGCTCCATATTCTGCGGCTGGCGTCTCCTGGTCAGTGGCTACTCAACGACGCAGGGTCCACGACGGGAAGCTGGTACGCGCGGGCAACCATGAACACCAGCCCCGATCCTGGACTCAACTCCGGCTCGCTGGACACCTGGGAGAACCTCAACAGCGACGCGCACTGGGACATCCTGCGCACCACCATCGGACAGGAGGCGGCGAACATCACGGTGGAGATCAGCGACGACCAGGGAACAACGATCCTGGCCACGGCTGAGTTCGACCTGATCGCCGAAGTACTCGGGCTGGTGCGCTTTCCTGACATCCAGGTCGAGGACCACCTACCGTGGGACGGCAGCGAGCCGAACGTCGACGCGATCGCTGGGATCCGTTGGGCGAACGATGACTTTATCGAGAGTCGGGTTCAGAACCGTTCGCCCGTATACGCTGACATCCAGAAGTGGTGGCAAGGCCCCGGCAGTTCGCCGACCACGTATGAGGCGATCAACCTGGATGAAGGAACGGGCTGGAGCCAAGCCGACGCCGCGGAGAATGTCTGGTTCAGCATCCGCCTCGGGGGATTCGCGGAGGAGTTCAACATGAACCGCAACTGGTTCTCGGACGGCTTCGGCACAAGCTCGAACAGCGGCATCTTTGGCATAGGAGACTCGGCGAACAGTCCACAAGTGACCGAGGACTCGTTTACACTGGTCGCCATCGCATCGCTCGATCCGATTTAGGAGAACACCATGCGACACCTGTACCTGCTGGTTTTTCTATTGGCTCCGGTAGCACTCGCCAGCGACGATGAACGCGGCCCGAACGTGGACGTCGAGACTGTCACCACGGTGAACACCACCAGCAACATGACCGGCGGCGACACTAACCTGACCAACAGCACCGGCGGGAACTCCAGCCGCGCCTACGGGTTCGGCCTCGGCGACGTGGACATCGCGCAGTGCTATCGCTCGTACCAGTTGCTGATCTGGCAGGACTCCAAGATCAACCCGTTTTGTGTCGCGGACGCCTACGACCAGAAGGGACTCCACATGATGGCGGCGGTGATCCGTTGTGATATTGGGTTCATCCGCAAGCACTTCGATACTGACTCCGGCTGCCTGGACGCCAACACTATGGCGAGTGCGGTCATGCCGTCCACACCGGACCTCGGCGCGGTCTATGAACAGGCCGCCAAAGATGTTAAACAGACGCACGACGATGACGACGACGAGCGGCGCGCGCAGATAGCAGAGGCACAAGATTACATGCGCGCCCTGGAGGCCAGGCTGGACAAGGCCGACGCCAACCGTCGCTCCAACATTGCGCGCTATGAACGAGAGCAAGCGCAGCAAAGGCAGTACGCGCAGGACGCCGTGGAACAACTACCGGAGCCAAAGGATGAGCCGAGATAAAGTCCTGACCTACCTGTCGATCGGAGGGGGAGCGCTTGTACTGTTCGGCGCTGTCGGAACCGCGGTCGCGTTCCTGATCGGAGCGACCATCGACTCCAAACTATCGGAGGCGAGACCGGAGTCGGTCGTGGAATTGACGCAGGAGGTCGCGCTGCTGCGCAACGACTACCAGCACCTGAGCACCGACGTGCAGACCAACACCGCAACCGTGAACGCGTTCGATGAAGTGTTCCGCGACTACCTGACCAAGCAGGCCGAGGCGAACCAGTGAGCGAGCTGCTGCTGGAACGGTGCTGCTACTCGGAGACCGAGACCGAGGGACGGCTATACCTGCCAGAAAATGAAGACTACCTATACACCCTGGAACGACCCTGGATTGCTGGCCCGCCAGGTGGTGTGCCCTTTGAGTCGTGCGTGCCTGACGGTCGGTACGAGCTTATCCCACACCACCGACCAAACGGTGATCACGTGTACGCGTTGCGGAACCCTGATCTGGGCGTCTACTACACCCGTGAGGAAAGATCCGACAAGCCCGGACGCTACCTGATCTTGCTCCACTCAGCGAACTGGACCGAGCAGATTGTGGGCTGCATCGCACCCGGAAAATCGCGCACCATCGCAGAGAACAAGCGCATGGTCCGGAGCTCAAGGGAGGCGATGCGCGAGATCATGTCGCACCGTCGGAAGTCGATCAAGATCGTACCCGACTGCGGAACCGACTGATCGCCCGCGGGAAGGTATGGCGTGTCCTTTACCCGTGATCGGTAAGCTGGGGACAATGCCTGGAGCCGCCCGCGGGTGGTCTTACACTGGAGAACGAAATGACGACGACATACGCACAACCGACCAAGCAACTGACCAGAAAGAAGTTGTTCCAGGACTCAGCGAACGCGCTGGTCCTTGTCGCTGCACTGGTGCTCGGCCACGTGTTCGGAGTTCAGATTCCGCCCGGAGTTGAGGGCGCGGTCATGTTGGCGGTGGGAGGCTGGGCAGGCTACGCCGCGCAGGAGCGTGTGTGAAGTGGCTTGGTTCCCTGGGCTCTGGCCTAGCTGTAGCCTTGCTGGCGTTGTTGGCTTTCCTCGCCGCCGCAAAGGCCGGCAGAGAAAAGGCCACGGCAAAGGAATGGAAGGAGCGCGCGGTCGCGGAAGCAGAGAGCGACGTCCAGGAGGAAGTGGACAACGCTAAGGCCTCGCTGTCACAGGCCAAGCTGCACGACGCACGCGCAAAGGAAGCCGGCAAGAAAACAAAGGCACGGCTCGATGAGATCGGAAAGAAAAATGAAAGCATGGCTGATCTGGTTGGCTCTTGGCGCAAGCCTAAGCCTGAGTAGCGGTTGCGCCTCGACGCCTGCTCCTGATCCCTGGGGGGACGTAGAAATACCCGGTGACCCGGCGACGCAGCCGGTCGCTCTACCTGAGTGGCCGCAACCTACTGATTTTACTGAGGGTACTGTAACCTTCGACCTGGCCGGCGCGCATGTCCTGGAAGTGTGGCGAGTTGCAGCGCTGGGTAACACGGAGATTGCGGCGGCGCATGCAGACCAGGTAGACGACCTGAGGGATGCGGCACGCTCCCTGGTCGAAGCCGGGAAAGCGCAGCGCAAGGTTGCGGAACTGAGGCGGGAGATTCTGGAGGAAGAACGACGCGCACACCTGTGGGAAAAGACAGGACTGTGGGCGATGTTGGTGCTGGTGATTGCCGGTGCGGCGGTGCTCTAAACGCCCGCCGACCCGGGCCTGTCGGATACCGATTCGAGTTGAAGCGGGCAGCAACAACGGAGAAAGGTACAGCCCGGGCCAGCGTGCTCAGGAGCGAGTATAAGCTCGCTCATGTTCAGTTAGCAACGCCTGAACCTCCGCCCACAGACCAACGAAGGCCGGAAGCAGAGTGTTCTCGATGTAGGCGTCGTCGCGCTCGATCCGTTGGATGTGACCCTTTTCCAGTTCGTGATCGTCCGAGCGCCAGTAGTTCAGATAGTCGCACCAGCGGCGACCAGTAACGAATAGCTGCGTCTGGACCTGCGCCTTGACCGGCTGAACCTTGCCGAGTTGCGCGTGCTGATCATAGGTCCGCAGCGACTTCCTATACTTAATTTCGAGCAGGCCGTCAGGATCCAGCAGGCCGTCAGGCGAACACCCGATCCAGCCGTAGCTGTCGTTGACAACGAACCC